CCCTTTACCGAGGCGCCGCAGTCATGGGCGGTCGAGCAACGGACGCATTGGGAGAAGGTGCCGCCCGAGGTCCGTGGCTATCTGCACCAGCGGGAGGGCGAGCTGCAACAAGGCTTCCAGAAGGTAGCCCAGCGCGGCAACGTCGCCGAGGCTGTCCTTGGTGAGTTCGCGCCCTACGCCGAGGTGTTGCAGGCGGAAGGTGCCACGCCGATTACGGCTATGCGGACCTTGCTGCAAACGGCCCACGCGCTGCGTACCGGCGGCACCGAATACCGCAAGGCCATCATCATGTCGCTGGCCCAGCAGTACGGTGTCGATCTTGGATCCGAATACAACCCGGCCCTCGCGCAGGCGCAGGCCGAGGCGCAGGCGCTTTCCACCGAAAAGATGTACGGGCAGACGATCAACCGCGTCGCGGAGGAGAACCAAGTCCGGCAGCAGTTCGACGCCTTCGCCAACGACCCTCGCAACGAGTTCTTCGGGACCGTCCGTGGCATCATGGGCAACCTCATCACCGCCGGGGTGGCGCAGGATCTCTCTACCGCCTACCAGATGGCGCTGGGGATGCACCCGGAAGTGCGGCAAGAGCTGATGGGCCGGGAAATGCAGGCCCGAGAGGCGGCACAGCGCAAGGCGGCGGTGGCGTCCATGTCCGTCAGCGGCTCCCCGAGCGGAGCGGCTGCGCCGTCCAAGGACAGCCATAGCAGCCTACGGGACACGATTGCCGCCCAGATGGCGAACGTGCAGCTATAAACGCTTGACAGCATGAATTGCAGGGGGGAATATCCCTCCTGCAAGCCTTCTTAGGAACGACACCGGGCGAGAGAGCAACCGGCCAGCCTGTCCTAGCAATCGCGCGGCGTGCGCGATCCAGCGTAAAAGGCGGAACGTACCTTTCCGTTTTTTCCTTGCTAGGAGGTTTTATGTCGTTTGCAAACCCTGCAATCAGCGACGTGGTTGCAACAACCATTCAGTCGCGCACCGGCATCGTCGCCGACAACGTCACCAAGAACAACGCCATCCTCATGCGCCTGCGCGAGCAGGGCAACGTCCGTCCGTTCTCGGGCGGCAATGTCATCATGCAGGAACTCTCGTTCCAGCAGAACGGCAACGCAGGCTGGTACAGCGGCTATCAAGCCCTGCCCATCGGCGCGCAGGATGTCATCAGCGCGGCCCAGTTCGACATCAAGCAGGCTGCGGTGGCTGTGACGATGTCCGGCCTCGAAATGCTGCAAAACAGCTCCAAGGAATCCATCATCGACCTTATGGAAGCCCGCGTTAAGGTCGCCGAGTCCACGATGGCGAATCTGGTGTCCGCTGGCATCTACAGCGACGGCACGGCGGACGGCGGCAAGCAGATCACCGGCCTGCTGGTTGCGGTTGCCAAGGTGCCAACGTCCGGGACGTATGGCGGCATCGACCGCGCAGCCTATACGTTCTGGCAAAACCAGACGGCTATCGCGGCTTCTGCGACCGCCGCCAACATCCAAGAACGGATGAACGGACTGTACGCGAAGTGCGTCCGTGGCAGCGACCACCCCGACCTCATTATGATGGACAACGGGTACTGGGCGATCTTCATGCAATCGCTGCAAACGATTCAGCGTTTCACCGAATCGAAGATGGCGCGGCTGGGCTTCCCGTCCGTTCAGTACATGAACGCCGACGTGGTGCTGGACGGCGGTATCGGCGGCTTCGCGCCGACGAACGCGGCGTACTTCCTGAACACGAAGTACATCCACTTCCGTCCGCACCGGGACCGCAACTTCGTCGCGCTGGACCCGAGCAAGCGGTACAGCGTGAACCAAGACGCGGTGGTTCAGCTCTTGGCATGGGCCGGGAACCTCACGATGAGCGGCTCCCAGTTCCAAGGCGTGATGGCGAACGCGTAACCAACACCCTCGCTATGCTGCCCCTTCGGGGGCAGCGCAGCCCCCTCACATTTAGGAGAACTACCCATGCCTGCCGTCACACCTCTGATTGGTGCAGTATCCAACCAAGTTTGGAAGCCGCCCTTTGGCGTCACCCCCGGCGCTGCCGGTGATGTCACCGCCCCGTTCACGTTGGGATCGACCGTCACCGGCGTCGCCCCGCGCAACCTCATGCAGTTCGCCCGCGCGGCTGGGACGATTGCCATCGCCGGCACCGTCGGCATCACCAGCGCCGGGGTTACGACTACCGCTGCCACGGGCAACACTTGGACGAACGACACCGGCGTCCAACTGGTGCTGGGCGACTATGCGTGGTTCTCTGCTGCCGCAGTAACCTCTCCGTAATCCCCTGAGTGCGGTGCCTTTCGGCGTGGGGTTTAGCGACCCCCCGCCGTTTTTTCAGGAGGGTGGATGTCGTACTCACAGGGTTACGGAATCGGCGCGACCGGGCGGGTTGCCGTTGTGGACGTGAGCGCGCCCGTGCTGCCTGTGGCGCACAGGGGCGGCTTTACCTTCGACGCGGGCGGCAGTCTCGTCACCGTAATTAACGCGACCGCGCCCGCATCCTTCGCCAACGGGTTCCCCTTCTCGGCTGCGGGTGCATTGCAGATCGTGCTTCTGATCGCAGCGCCGCCGTCGTCCTTTAAGCGCGCATCGTTTGGGTTCGGGACAGGCGCCACGCAGGCATTGCAATGCACGGACACGCTGCCCATTGCTTCGTACTCGAATGGTCTGCCCTTCTCCGCAGAGGGCTTGCTGTGCGTAGAATATAGCGGGGTGGTCCCTCTGGGTCGCCCTTTTCCGTCGGGTTCTCCGACGGCTTTGAGTAGTCCTCAACAACGAGAGAGTGCGAGGGAGCAAAATGGATCAGACATTCACGGACCAGCAAGCGAACGACGAGCGCCTGTACGTCAAGTTCTACATGGGGGCGCGGCCAAACGACGAAAAAACGCTTGAGGCCGGACATCCCATCTTCGACGAGGTGCCGTTCGTCCGTATCATCGTCCCCGGCGACCGCAACACCGTCATCGACACCACGGTAGACAACACGCACAAGACGCGCTTCCCGCGCGCGTGGGCGCAGTTCCAAGCCAACGCGGAACAGACGTGCAGCGGGATGCCGATCCGTGAGTGGCCCGCGATTACGCGCAGCGTCGCCGAGGAGCTGGCGCACCTGAACGTGCATACGGTGGAGCAGCTCGCGGAGCTTGCGGACGTGTTCGGCGCGCGAATCATGGGCTTCCACGATCTGCGGCGCAAGGCGGTGGCCTTCGTCGCGCTGTCTAAGGATACGTCCCATGTGCAAAAGCTGGCGGCGGCGAATCAAGCCTTGCAGACGCAGATTGATGCGTTGACGGCACAGGTTGCAGAGCAGGCAAAGATGTTCGACGCCATGACAACCGGGAAGCGGAATGACCAACAGCACAGTCCTGCAAATAGTCCAAACCGCAGCAAGTGAAATGGGGTTGCAGACGCCGACATCGGCGCTGCTTAACGCCGCTGATCTTACTGCGATTCAACTGGCGGCGCTGTATAACGCTACCGGCGAAATGCTGGTCAAGCGCCGCCAATGGAGGATGCTGTTCCGGGAGGGCAGCATCACCACAGTAGCCGGAAAGGGCAGCTACCCGCTCCCGGCGGACTACGCGCGCCCTATCAATCAGACGGAATGGGACCGGACGAACCGCTGGCCCATGATCGGCCCTGAAACGCCGCAGCAATGGCAATGGTTGAAGTCGGGCATCCTGTCCACCGGCCCACGGGAACGCTTCCGCTTGGTTGGCAACAACATCGAAATCTGGCCCATCCCGTCCGCTGACTCCGTCCCCGGCCCGAACCTCGACCTATCCTACTACTACGTCGGTAAGTGGTGGGCAGAGGACGAGGCGGGCGAGCCGATTCCCAAAGCGGTCACGGACACGGATACTTGCGTGTTCGATGACCGGCTTATGGTGTCCGGCGTCAAGCTGCGATTCTTCCAAGCCAAGGGCTTCGACACCACCGCCTTCGCGGCAGACTTCCAAGCCAACTTGGATGATGCGCTGGCGCAGGATAGCGGTGCGCCGATCTTGTCGCTTAGCCGCGAACCACAGTTCCCGCTCATCACCATCTACAACGTCCCCGATGGGTCGTGGCCGAGTAGCTAATGCCTAAAGTAACCCGCTACGCGGTCCCCAACAAGGGCGTAAGCCAAGTTCAGTCCATGGCTGCGCCCACGGGCGGGCTGAACGCGCGCGATTCTCTGGCGATGATGAAGCCAGACCAAGCCGTGCAGATGGTGAACTGGTTTCCGCAGCAATACGGTGTCCGTGTTCGCAAGGGCTACTCCGTTCACGCCACCGGGATGCCCTCCCCGGTGGAAACGCTGATGACGTACGCCGGGGCGGACGGCGTCACGCATCTTTTCGCGGCGTCCGGGACCAGCATCTACGATATTACCGCTGCCGGTCCGGTGGGCGTCGCGGTTGCAGGTCCGTTCGGCAGCGACCGTTGGCAATGGACGAACATGACGAACGAGTTTGGCTCGTTCATCATTGCTGTAAACGGCGTGGACCCGCCGCAAGTCTACAACGGGACGGTATGGGCGGCGCTTACCATCACGTTCCCCACCGAGTTCCCCGACATGAAGGCAGAGTCCTTCATCAACGTCGCTATTGCACACCGCCGTCTATGGTTCGTCCAAGTGGACAGCGGCGATGCGTGGTATCTGCCGGTGGACTTGATCCAAGGCGCGGTCGCGCGCTTCGGTGTCGGTGAAGTATTCCCGCGCGGCGGGTTCCTGCAAGCCATCGGGACATGGGCCACGGAGTCCGGCGGCGGCATGAAGGAGAACACGGTATTCGTGTCCTCGCAGGGCGACGTGGCGATCTTCGCCGGGTACGACCCGGACACGGTAGACCTGTTCAACTTGGCCGGTGTGTATCGGGTGGGCGCTACATTCTCCCGGCGCTGCCTGCAAAAATACGAGTCTGATTTGCTGGTGCTGTGCGAGGACGGTATCCAGCCGCTATCCAACATCCTGTCGCAGACCAAGGTGCTGATGTCCGGTGCGATCACGGACATCATCCAGCTCCGCATTTCCACCGACGTAACCGCCTACGCCAAAGAGTTCGGCTGGCAGATGTTGGTGGTGAACCGGCACCAGCTTGTCATCCTGAACGTGCCGGTGGTGGGACAGCCACACACGCAGTACGTTATGAACCAGATCACGAACGCATGGTGCCAGTTCACCGGCTACGATGCGGTGTGCTGGGGGCAGTACGCCGAGGAGCCGTACTTCGGCACCGAGCTGGGGACCGTGATGCGCGCGTGGCATGGCAACTCCGACGGCGCAACCGAGACTGCGGTGGGCGAGCCGATCTATGCCTACTGCCAGCAGGCATACTCGTTCTTCGGCAACGCGGCCTTCCAGAAACGCTGGACGCTGATGCGTCCGGTGTTCAACGCGATGGGCTTTCCCGGCCTTCGGGTGTCCGTGTCCGTTGACTTCTCGTTAAGCGACCCGATACCCGGCGACCCGACCGCGCCCACCCAGCAGCTTGGGGCGATCTGGAACGGCTCCTACTGGGACGAAGGTTTCTGGGTGGGCGGGCTACAAAATCTGCACAACTGGTATTCGGTGAACCAGCTTGGCTACTGCGCGGCCACCTACCTTAAATGCGCGTCCAACTTCGACATCTTCTGGATCAGCACGGACTTCGTCTACGAGCAGGGCGGTGTGCTGTGAAGCGCATCCTGCTCAACTGTGAGGATGCCGTCGGTCCGTTCATGCGTGAGCGGTGCGGCCATGAGGGCGGCTTCCTGCCCGGAACCGGGCGCGCGTTTGCCGTGGTGGAATGTCCAGAGGACGAGGCCACCGCAGAGTTGCTGGCGGCGGTGTGGTTCGAGAGCTTCAACGGCAGCAACATGAACATCCACGTTGCTGCGGTCCCGACGAAGCGTTGGCTCACCAAGACCTTCCTGCGGCTGGTGTTCGACTACGCCTTCAACCAGATGGGTGTCCGTCGGCTCACCGGGCTGGTGTCCGCGCGGGACGTAAGCGTCCGTGCGTTCGACGAACACGTCGGGTTCAAGCTGGAAGCCACGCTGCGGGAAGCTGCGCCCGGTGGGGCGGACTTGCTGGTTTACGCCATGCACCGTGAGGACTGCCGGTTCCTTGCACCGGACTATGCAACACGAAAGGGGATGCATTGATGGGACTTCCTTTAGGCACAGGTGGCGTCCCTGCGGTGGGTGTGAACCCCGGCGCAGGAACCTCCTTGGTGGGCAGCAACGGCGTGCCGGGACAGGGCGGCACATCCGGCCTTATCACCGCGTTCCAAAACGCGCTGATGCGCCCGAACCTGAACAAGGCACCCGCGAATTACAACGCGACCGGCGGGCCGGTGGCGGGCGGCTGGGGCATGACCGGCGACCGGCTGCTGCGCTCTACGCCCGACACCGGACAACTTGCCCCCGGCAGCGGCCCGCTGGCCCCGCCCCCGGCGCCGTCCGGGACCGGCCCTATCGGCGCCGTGAACACGGACGCCGCCGCAGCCGCGGCCAAGCAGGCGGCAGAGCAGGCCGCGCGTCAGGCTCGGTACGACGCCGCCCGCGCGGCGGGGCTGGTTACGGCTCCCCCGGTGGTTCCGACCATCGACGGGACGGAGCTTAGCCCGCCGCTGTCTACCGGCGCGAATACTTGGGAAGGCTACGACGCTAACTGGAAGGCGCCGGAAGGCTACGTCGCGCCGCCCGTGATGACCAAGAATGACGGGTCACAGGTGGACTATCTCGCCAAGCTGTATAAGTCTGACCCCGCTGCTGCCTACGCCTATATGTCGGCGGGACCGAACCAGCAATGGAGTCAGAAGTATCAGAACGAGATTAAGGACGCGCTGTTCAACGGCGGGAAGAAGGACACCTACAACGACCCGTCGGGACAGACGAACAGTCCGGCGCAGATGGCGATGAACCGCTGGATCAACGGTTCCGCCTACAGCAACCAGAATCAAACGATCACCAATGATCCGCAATGGATGGGTCGGCTCCTCAACGGTTGGAAGGGTTAATCATGGGCAACAGCAAAGGTTCTCAACCCGATCTGGCGGGGGCAGCGCAGGCGCAGGGCGCGGCCAACAAGGAAACTGCTATTGCCGAGTGGCAGCTCAATAACGGCAATCAGACTTCGCCGTGGGGCAGCAAACAGGTTACGCAGACCGGGACGTACCCGGACGGCACGCCGAAGTTCAGCATCGACACCACGCTGAACCCGCAAAGCCAAGCCAACTTGGATGCGAGCCAGAAGATCCAAGGTGATTTGCTGGGGCTGGCGCCGACCGCGATCAACAACGCATGGAATACGGTGGGCAAGCCCATCGACACCACCGGCCTGCCGCCCATGGTGAGCCAAGTGGACACCGGCGGCATGGAGAAACTGGATCTGTCCGGCCTGCCGAGTACGCAGTATGGCGCGGCGAAGGGGGCCATCCAGCAGAATCTTGACTACTCCGGGCTGGACCCGTTAAGCGACCCCACCGCGCTGCGGAGCAAGATTGAGGATGCGTCCTTCAACAAGTTCGCGGACCGTTTCACGCCCTACGCCAAGCAACAGCAGGACGCGCTACAGACGCGGCAGGCCAACATGGGCGGTGTTACGTCGTCCAACGCGGCGCAGCGGCAGATGGGCGGGTTGCTTACGAACCAAGGCGACCAGTTCCGTCAGGCGGCGTTCGACTCCATCCTCGCCGGGGGCAATGCCACCCAGCAACAACAGGCCATGGAGCTTGCCAAGCGCGGGCAGGGTGTCAACGAAATTAACAACCAAGGCAATTTCTGGAACACCGCGCAGAATCAAGACTTCACGCAAAACACGTCCAACGCGAATATGTGGAACAGCGGTAAGCAGATGGACGCGGGCTTGCTCGGGCAGCAGCAGCAAGCCAACAACACGGCCACGCAGCAGGACATCGGCAATGCGTTCGCCAACGCCAACCTCGCCAACGCCGGACGGGCGCAGGGCTTGCAGGAAATGACCAACTTGCGGCAGATGCCGTTAAACGAGCTGATGGCAATGCTTGGCGGCGCGCAGGTGAACCAGCCCAACTTCCAGCCGGTGACAGGGACGCAGATCGCGCCGCCCCCGCTCTACAATGCGGCAGCGACGCAGGCGGCGAACAACACGTCGTCGGCTAACTCGACCACGGGCGCGCTCGGCTCGCTGGCCGGGATGGGGATGATGGCGTTTTGATGCTCGGTACACACCAAACCATCGTGTTCGAGTTTAGCGGCGGCAAGGATTCCCTTGCCTGCCTCTACCTCTTGCGTCCGTACTGGGAACGGATCACCGTCCTGTGGTGCAACACAGGTGATGCGTTCCCCGAAACGATTGAGCAGATGGAGGGCGTCAAGCAGCTCGTCCCGCATTTCGTGGAGGTCCGCAGCGATCAGCCCACGCAGATCGCGGAGTGGGGTGTCCCGACGGACCTCCTCCCGGTGTGGGCTACGCCGCTGGGCCGCGCCGTGCGCCGGGACAGCCCCTACCGCGCGCAGGCGGCGTTCGACTGCTGCCGCGCGAATATCTGGGCGCCCATGGAGCGCACGGCACGTCGGCTTGGTGCGACCATGATTGCCCGTGGACAGCGCCGGGACGAACAGCTCACGGCGCCGCTCCGCAGCGGGGACGTGGTGGAGGGCATCGAATACCTGTTCCCCATCGAAACGTGGACGCGGGGCATGGTGGATGCGTACCTTGCCGACAGCCGCATTCCGGTCCCGGCGAACTATGAGCTTATGGATACCTCGCTGGACTGTCAGCATTGCACGGCATACCTGTTCCAGCAGGCAGGCAAGATGACGTACCTGAAACGCAACCACCCGAAGGTGCATGAGCGGGTATGGAGAACGCTGGACGGGTTGCGCCGCGCCCAGCAAGCCGAACACGCGCACATCACCCACGCGCTTACCGAAGCTGCACAGGAGTAGTCATGGCGGAAGATTTCGGCACATTCGAGTCGCAGACCCAATCCCTTAACCGGCGTCGCAAGCTGGCAGAGATCCTGCAATCGCAGGCGTTCTCGCCGGTGGAGGGCGCGCAGGGCGGTGGCCGCACGTCGCCGCTCGCTGCCGTCGCCAAGATGCTGGCCGGATACCTCGCCAACCAAGAGAACAAGGCGGTGGATACGGACACCAAGGCGCTGGGCGACGCGCAGACCACGGCGTTCAACGAGGGCATGGCACGGATGCCAACGGACACGCCCGCCATGCCCGCGCAGCCCGCCCCGCCGGACGAGCTGGGTGGTGGTCCCGCCGCGCCGGCGCAGGCCGCGCGCGGTGTATCCCCGCTGGAAATGATGAAGTGGGGCGCGTCCCAGATGCAGACCGGCCCGCTGGGCAAGATCGTGGGCGGACGGGCCGTGGAGTCCGGCGCGGATCGCGCCATGCCCAAGGTGGGGGACCGCTACAAGGTGGCGGGCAATTCGGTGTTCGACACCACCGCCGGGACGTTCCAGCAGACGCCGGGATCGCTGGAGGCCCTAAAACTTCGCAGCCGTCAGCTTGACGATTCGGATGCTCATTCCAAGGCCAAGCTCGCGTTGGGCACGGCTACCTTGGAGGAAACCAAGTACCACAATAGCCAGCTAGCTCAAAATGCTTACGAGCGGCTACGCTTGGCGCAGGAGCTAGGCGGCGGGATGAATGTTACCCCCTTGGGGGTCAACGCCGAGGGTGTGAATGTAGGCGTCAATGCAAAGACCAACCAGCCCATCGTTATCGGCGCAGGCAACCCTAACGCTGGGGTCGGGACGGCACCCACACCCCCCGCGCCGCGCCCCACGGGAACCCCGCTGATCCCGGCCCCGCCGCAAAACGCGGTAAACGGGCCTACAGCGGTCCCGCCGCCGTCCGGGCCACCTCCCATGCTCCCGCAGTCCGTTAATCCTGCGGCGCGTGGTCCCGTCGCGCCGGGCGCGGGGTTTAGCGGTCCCGCCGCGCAGACCGCCGCCGCAATCGAGCAACGGCAGCTACCGACCGGCCCCGCCGGGTCCCGTCCGGGGCAGATTTTGCCCGAGGAGTACGCGAAGCTCGTCGCCATCATCCAAGATCCGCAGACGCCGCCGCAGGACCGGGAAGACGCTATCGGCAACGTGTCGCAGCTCACCAAGGAAATGAAGCTGCGCGGCGTCCCGGTTCCGTCCGCTGCACCGGCTCCCGCTGCCCCGCCCCCGGCGCTGCCCGCGCTGCCCGGCGTCGTGCCGGGCGTGCCCGTCCCGTCCAAGAACCCCCTTGCTGGAGTGATCCCGAAAGAGGCCATGGAGAAGGAGGTTGCGAGTGCGATGAAGATCCACTCCGCAATCGACCAGCACGACCAGCTTCTACAGGTGATGAAGGAGGCGCCGGGGGCGTTCGATACGAAGAAAAACGCCGCAGCCAAGGCGGCGGGATGGGTTGGGCTGGACGGAATGGCTAAGAGCCGCCTGTTCTCGAAAGACGAGATTGCGGCACAGGCGCTCGTTGGCCTGAACTCGGCCAAGTTAATGAAAGAGCTGTTCGGTGCGTCGCAGACGTTGGGCGAGGCTGGCCGTGCCGCAGGATTCGAGCTAAAGCCCTCCGACCCGCCAGACGTGATTATGGCGAAGGTGGATGGCATGATGAAGCTCGCGCGCACCCAGCTTAGCGGGATGTCGGAAGCGTCACGGGTAGTCGCTGCACAGCGCAGGGGTGCGAAGCCGGAAGCCGCACCGAGTAAACCCCGCATCGTGGAATACTGACATGAGCTACTCCATCGTCACCAAGGACGGCATTACCATCAACGGTATCCCGGACAACATCCCGGAGGATGCCCCGGAGTTGAAGGCCCGTGTGGCGAAGGAGCGTGCGCTGCGGGACAACCCGCCCCCCACACCCATGAAGCCGGACGATGTGGGGTCGCCCGTGGAGGGTAACTCCTTCGGCAAGAACGCCATCATTGGCGTGGGCAAGGCTATGACGGACATGGCGCTTGCCGCCAAGCAGGCGACGGCTGCGGTGACACGGGACAAGCCGTGGCAAGAGGCGCTCAACAAGGAAGCCGAGGAAAAGGCCCGCCTCGACAGCACCCTCATGGAAACTGGGGGTGGGATGGTTGGCAAGTACGGGACAGACATGGCGTCGGCGTTCCTGCCGATGGGTGCCGTCGCCAAGGGGGTCGCCGCTGTTCCCAAGTTCCTCCCCACCGGGACCAAGTTTCTCGGTGCCGCCAGCCGCGCGCTCGCCCCGTCCGTTGCCACCGGCGCGGCGCAGGGCGTGCTTACGCCGGATGCGGAGTACACGCTTGGCGGGCAGGCTGCGGAGGGCGCTGCGATTGGTGCTGCGGGTGATATTGTCGGGCGGGGGCTGGGTCGCCTCGTCAAGCCGTTCCGCAATATGGTGTCACCAAAGGCGGACGCGGGCGAGGTGTTGCTGAAAGGACAGGACATCCTGCGGAAGCCCACCGCGATCAACATGACGGACAACGAGTCGATCAAGGCTGCGTCCGACGCGCTGAGCAAAATCCCATGGATCAGCAAGGATTTGATTGAGGCGCAGGGGCAGAATCTTAAAGGACTGACCAAGTACCAAACGAAGCGGGCGGGTGTTGCCACCGAGGACGTAGGCGACCTCTTTAAGATCAAGGGTGCGTTAGACAACGAAATGGCAGCGTTTCGCGCGGGGCCGAACATCCCGACGCAGAACATTCCCAATGACTTGCTGCCGCTGCATAACGCGCTTTCGGTGGACCGGACGTTCGGCCTCGGCTCACCGAAGCTGCTCGACTCGACCGGGAAGGTAATGCAGGCCACCAGCGGCGTTTCTAACGTCCCGGTAGATACGGCCATTGATCTATACCAGCAAGCGAGCAAGATGGCGCGCGGCGCAGGCACCTACGCGGAGCGTAGGCAGGCGCAGGAGCTACGCGACATTTACGGAAAGCATTTGGAGTCCCAGTACGGAAAGCAGTTCGAGAGCTGGAACAGGAAGTGGGGTGCATTTAAGGA